ACCTCAGCGACGCAGACCTCAGCGACGCAGACCTCAGGGGCGCAGACCTCAGCAACGCAGACCTCAACGACGCAAACCTCAGGGGCGCAGACCTCAGGGGCGCAGACCTCAACGACGCAAACCTCGATTATTCTTGTTATCCGCTTTGGTGCGGCAGCCTGCATCTCAAAGCCAATAAGAGGCTTGCTTGTCAGCTTGCGTATCATCTGTGCTCAATGCAGTGCGATGACGCAGACTATGTCAAAATGCGCAATTCTATTCTCGGTTTTGCGAATCAGTTCCACCGAGTGAATGAGTGCGGTGAGCTGAAAGAGAGGGAGATATAACTATGGCTTTAAAATTTGCAATTCAGACCGCTTTTGAGATCCTTGTCGTCATACTTATCATCTATGGCTTTTGCCGCGAGGACAAGCTGATAGAGTTTGAAGACAGGATAAAGACAAAAATCCGAGAGCGGGCAAACCATAACAGAAAGGGAGACAAATCATGATAACAAACATCGAAGTAACGAAGCTTTTGCAGCACCCTGACAATCCGAGAAAGAGTATCGGCGATGTCACGGAGCTGGCGGAATCCATCAAAGCGCGCGGTATCCTGCAGAACCTGACGGTCGTTCCGGCCGAAAACGGCTTGTATACCGTTGTCATCGGGCACAGACGACTCGCGGCCGCAAAGCAGGCGGGACTGACTGAGGTTCCCTGCGCCGTGGTTGATATGGACTATAAAACGCAGCTGTCTACGATGCTGCTTGAAAATATGCAGCGATCTGATTTGACTGTTTATGAGCAGGCACAGGGTATGCAGATGATGTTTGACCTCGGCGTGCCGGTTGCCGAAATCGTCGAAAAGACCGGCTTCGCCGAAACAACCGTGCGTAAGCGCCTGAAGATAGCTACTTTGCCGACAGAGCAGATGCAGCAGGCGGTGGAGCGCGGCGGAAAGCTTGAGGACTATGTGCAGATAGCGGACATAAAAGACGAAAAAGAGCGCCGCGAACTGCTGAAAGTTGTCGGAACACGCGATTTTGATTTTAGCCTTTCTCGCGCGAAGAGGCAACAAATTGAAGCCGAGAAAACGCCGCTTGTCAAAGCCGAATTAAAGTCAATCGGCGCAAAAGCCGTAAAAAACCAAATCTACAGCTCCGCCTACGAGCGGGTCAAACAGTGTGCGATTACAGACTGGAAAGAGGGAACCTTTAAAAAGCCCAAAAACAAAGAAGAGCTTTTTTGGGAAATATCATATGGCACGGCGTACCTTATGCGCAAAAAGGCCAAAGTACCAAAGAAGAAAGAGAAAAAATCAGAATGCGAACAGAGCATAGACAGTGCCAACCGTGAGCTCAAGCGTTTGACGGAAACGGCGTATGAGTGCCGTGTAAACTTTATCAGAAGTTTTACCGCGGTTGAAAAATATAAAGAAACAATCATCAAGTGGCTTGTGATGTTTGCGGGTTGCGAGATAACGGACTATTGTACATATGACAGAGCATATATCAATTCCGAGATTGGAAGCGATGAAAAGTATTCTATAAATGCGCCGAAATGGCGGCAGTTTATCGCCGAGGACAAGCGTGCGCCGATAGTTGTCGCGTATGCGCTGGCAGGAGACGATAATCGCAACGGCTACTACAACAACGGGTGGTATGCGTCAAACAATGACAAACGGGCACCGCAGCACAAGGAAAACCAAAGCCTTGACAGGATTTATGAGTTCCTTTGTGATTTGGGCTATGAGATGTCTGAGACGGAGCTTCAGCTCCAGAGCGGCGAGCATGAACTGCTGAAAGGAGAATGAAAATGAATGACGATAAAAGCCTTATAGATGCGCTGCGGAGGCTGTCGGTGCGGACCGGATCTATCGCCTGCCTTGGCTGCGAATATGAGTACGATTGCGGAATCCACGGCTGCGCGATTATCTGCGCCGCGAGGGAACGGCTCGAAGAGCTGACCGCATCACCGTGGATAAGCGTCAACGACAGGCTGCCCGAAGACGAGCAGGAGGTATTGGTTCTTGCAAACGGCAGACCGCGAGAGCATATAGAATTGATTAATGCCTGTGAACTCGCGACATTTTACGCCGGCGAGGGTTGGTTTTTTGAGGCTTATCCGGATTGGGATGATCCACAGGTGACGTATTGGATGCCGCTGCCGGAGTCACCGACGATTGAGTAAAGGAGACGCTGAGATGAATACAACTACAAAGCTGACACTGCAGGAACTGATTCGGGCGACCGAACTCTGCGGAGAGAGTGAGTCTGGATCTTGTCCGGAATGTCCCTGCTTTGACTCGAGCGGGAATTTTGAGTGCATCGAATACCTGATGTTGCAGGTCTCGGCCGCGCTTAAAGAGTACTCATGTAATGGCGGAAGTGAGGGGTAAACGATGCCGGATAAAGGAATAGAACTGAAGAACTGTCCATGCTGCGGAGGCAGAGCAAAGCTTCTGGGGCAAAGAACATTTTATGTGGAGTGTCAAAAATGTTTTCTTGCAACGGACAGATATGCGCGGCCGCAGTTCGCAGCGGAAGCATGAAACCGTAGAACGGAGGGAGAAAATGACGAGAGCTGACATATTTGAAACATTTGTCGCTGCGGTTTGTTCAGCAAATTTGGCGGTATTTGCGATTACATGGGTATATGAACTGATAGCGTTTATTAAAAAGAAACGTCACGAACGAGCAGAAACTCAAGAAATGATAGCGCTGCTCAAAGAAAAAAATCATCGGTGCAGCATAGAAATCAATGCGCTGAACGCGAGAATCGCAGAACTAACAGAAAAACTGTTGAAAGAAAAGCTGCTGAAAGGCGGCAATAACGACTATGAATGAAGATTACACGAAACTCAGGGTCTTCGCACTATTGCCCGAATTGCGGCACAAAAATGAAAGGAGATTAGCTGTATGGATTGCAATAAAACAATAGACTTTTTGCTCGAAAGAAAGCGACTGTGTGATTCACAACATGACGGTGTCAACCCATGCGATGAATGTCCATTGGAAAACATATGCGACGAGCAGAGCAACGCAGAGATAATTAAAAGTGCCATTTCAAGACTCCAAAAATGGAGTAACAAGCACCCGAAAAAAACTTACGCACAAGACTTTTTAGAAAAATTTCCGAATGCGCGTATAGGTGATGACGGACTTCCGGAGGTGTGCAGAATGGAAGTTTATGGCACAAGATGCCTGAGTATGACCGGAGACATGTGCACCATGTGTTGGTGCGAACCTATGGAGAAATAACAACCTTTAAATCAAAATAAAGAAAGGAATTTGACATGAAAATTAAAAAAATAGTGCAATTGTGTAAATCAAGCGGGATTGTGTATCTTTTCGACGGATCTCCGCAGATGTTGAGCGACGGCAGTGCGGTGTATTACTTGCCCGAGTGCCCGGAATTTTCTCTTGCTACTCTCACGACGGCGTATGATATCACCGAAAAACAAGTCGAGAAATTAATTTGCAATATGTTTGACGTGCCGCCAGCAAAGCTTGATGTCAGAGATGTGATTGACGGGGAACAGTTAGTAGAACCGATGAACATAGATGTGGCCATACGCGGAAAAAGGTACAAGCCATACCGCACTTCAAGCGGAGTATCTTTTGTAGAGATGAAATATCTTGAACCTTTTACAGCAGACAGCGATGATTACGAGTTATATGAAAGAACAGATACCGAAGGCAAGTTGTATTTCGCGGCGAAAATTGGAATGTATCTGTTTGCGTTAATTTATCCGTCAATTGAACTGCTGAAAAACGAAAAGTTTATTACCGAACTTGAAGAGCTTTGTGCCAAAAGTAAAGTTGCATACGACAATGCACAGTGATTGCAAGTGTATATAAAGGTTTAAATAAATAAACAAGTCAGACCCCCGCGCCGGGGAAAAGGTGAGGCGTCCGTAAGGGCGCTTCACGGGCTTGTATGCTGTCTTATCAAACCGACCACGGAGAGGAAAGAAAAAATGCGCACGAAAATCAGAGAAACAAAATATTACTGCAAGGACTTTCTTGAAATATATTTATACCCCGTGACGGAGCAGCCGCAGGCCAAAATAAAGAGCAGGGGAAAGAGATTCAGAGAATCGAGCGAGACACAGAAGCTTTTGAACGCAAAGTATGCGGAGCGTAAGCTTGTTCAGCTGCTGCATGCGAACTTCACTGACCGCGATCTCGCGATAGGTCTTGACTATTCCGACGATACAAGACCCAAGACACCGGAAGAGGCGCAGCGCAACTTTCAGAATTTTTTGCGTAGGGTAAAGAGGCTTTATAAAAAAGCGGGAGCGGGCGAAGTGAAATACATATCCGTCATAGAGTTCGGCGAAAAAAGCGGAAACGTACATCACCATATCGTGATGAGCGGCGGAGTTGACAGAGACGAAATTGAAAAAGCGTGGGGACTCGGCCGAGCAAACACAAAGCGGTTGCAGTTTCTTGAAATCGGCATAGCAGATATGGGAAATTACATAATCAAGGATCCTATCATGCACAAGCGTTGGACGCGGTCTAAAAATCTTGTGGATCCGCAGCCGCGCAGAAACGACAGCCACATCAGCCGCAAGAAGTTGGACGAGCTTGTAGCAGACTGCGAGCACAGACAGCTTTTCGAACAGCTTTATCCTGGCTATGTCGTGGCGGAGGTTATCCCGACATACTGCGACTGGGACAGCTGCTATCACATGGAGATAAGGATGTTCCGGGGTGACAGTGACTACATTCTTTACGGCGGACGGAAAAACAGAAAAAGGAGAGCGGGCTAATGGCTAACACTGCCGCAGGAGCTCTTGTTGTCTGCCCGTTTTACCTGTCTGACACCAAGCTTACAATATCCTGCGAAGGATTGACGGAAAAAGGAAAAGTTATACTCGTATTCGAGGACGCGAAACAGCGGAAGGAGTGGCTGCATAACAACTGCTACCTTTACCGCTGCGATTGCCCATTGCGAAAACTGATAAACGACAAATATGAATAAGTCCCCGGCAAGGTGATTCTTTGCCGGGCAGTTTTATATCCCGATAAACGGCGGGGAGAAAAACGAAATCCAAATTGATAAAATTATAAACAGAAAGGAGGCTTCCGGGAGTGGACTGGGATGCCATCAAGCAGGAATACATATCGACGAATATAAGCCAGCGCGAGCTCGCGGAAAAGTACGGGGTATCGGTCTCGTCGCTTGGAAAAAGGTGCGCTTCGGAGGGGTGGAGCGGGCTTCGGAAAAAATTCAGAAAAAAAGTTGAAAAGAAAACAATGGAGAAAATAAGCCGAAAAAAAGCCTGTGAGCTGGCGAAAATCGGCGATTGTGCGGACAAATTAGTTCGCCTTATAGATGATTCTTTGAACGATACGGCGACAGTCAGGCAGACTATCGTCAAAATTGTGCCGAGCGAAGACGATGAAGACGAGGCGGAAGTCGAGGAATATTGCCTGCAAAAACTCGACACGAAATATTTGCGGCAAATGACCGCAGCAATGAAGGATCTGATGGAGATACTGCGCGATGTTTACGGCAAGCCGAACACCGTCGAGCGTGCGAATATGAAGAACGCTCGGGAGCGGGTTGAAATCGAAAGAGCAAAGGCGGCCGCAGGTATACCGACGGATGATGAAGAATACGGCATTATCGAGATACCGGCAGTGCTTGAGGAGGCTGCAGAAGAATGAAAATCTGGGAACCGCAGGAGAAACAGAAGAAGTTTATGGAGCGCCCGGAGTATGAGGTGCTGTACGGCGGAGCGGCGGGCGGAGGGAAGAGCGACGCTCTGTTGATAGAAGCCCTGCGGCAGGTGCATATCCCGTATTACCGCGGACTGATACTGCGAAAAACATATCCGCAGCTGTCGGAGCTTGTGGAACGGTCTGAAATGCTTTATCCGCGGGCGATACGCGGAGCAAGATATAACGACAGCAAACACCGGTGGAGCTTTCCGAGCGGGGCGATGATTTATTTCGGCTCAATGCAATACACGAAGGACAGGCTGAAATACCAGGGCAAACACTATGATTTCATCGCGTTTGACGAGCTTACGCATTTCACATGGGACGAATACAGCTATATGTTTTCACGAAACCGCCCGGGAGGACCCGGCACGAGGGTATATATGCGGGCGACGACCAACCCCGGCGGCATAGGTCACGGGTGGGTGAAGTCTCGGTTTGTTACCGCGGCGCCGCCGATGACACCTATCACGGAGACTTTCAATGTCGTGACACCGTCAGGGCAGATAATTGAGGGCAGCAGGAAGCGGATTTTTGTCCCGGCGACGGTTTTTGACAATCAGGAGCTTTTACACAACGACCCGGAATACATCATGAAGCTTGCGGCCATGCCGGAAGCGGAGAGAAAAGCGCTGTTGTATGGTGATTGGGATAGTTTTTCGGGGCAGGTGTTCACAGAGTGGCGCAACGATCCCGAGCATTATAAAGACCAACGGTGGACGCATGTCGTTGAGCCGTTCAAAATCCCGGAATACTGGCAGATTTACAGAGGCTTTGACTTCGGCTACACAAAACCGTATTCCGTGGGCTGGTATGCAGTGGACACGCACGGCAAGATATACCGCATAGCGGAACTGTACGGCTGCACGGGCACGCCGAACGAGGGAGTGCGGCAAGACCCGGTCACGATTGCAGCAGAGATTCGGCGCATTGAAAACGAGGACAGAAATCTCAAGGGCAAGAACATCATCGGTATTGCCGACCCGTCTATTTTTGACGAGAGCCGCGGCGAGAGCGTAGCGCGAATGATGGAGAAAGCCCCAAACTTTGTTGTTTTCTCCCCCGGTGACAACACGAGAATTGCCGGAAAGATGCAGTATCATTACCGCCTGGCGTTCGATTCGGAGGGCAACCCGAAGTTTCAGGTATTCTCGACCTGCAGACACTTTATCCGCACTATTCCCGATATCGTCTATGACGAGAAATATGTTGAGGATATCGACACATCGCAGGAGGATCATATCTACGACGAGTGCCGATATGTGCTCATGGAAAATCCGATAAGCCCGGAACCGCGCAAAGCGCCGGAAAAAATGCCGGATGATCCCCTTGAACTCAGGGAAAAGCCGGACAAATACAGCTTTTACAGATTATAGGAGGCAAAACAATGGCAAAGAAAAGAGACCCGATAGAAGATATCAAACGCCGCAGAGCGGAAATCAGAGACCAACAGCCGCAGGAGCAGACCGCAAGGGATCCGGAGCGGGATATTGCCGCACGAACGGAGACTTTGCGGCAAGAGCTTGGAAATCCCGTGCGAGAGGATGGACAAGTGAAAATTGTAAACGGCAGCGATACGGTGAAGTATGAGCCCGGGAGCGGGTCAGAGCAGGGACCGATAACGCAGGAAACGGTTGCTTTAGCGGAAGAAACCTTGCGAAAATACAAAGACGGCAAGGCAAATCTCGAGAACAGGATAATCGAAAATGAGCAGTGGTGGAAGCTCCGGCACTGGGAGACAATCAGGAAAGAACAGGCGAAGGGCGCGAACAAAGAACCCGAGCCCACTTCGGCATGGCTGTTCAATTCCCTGGCAAATAAGCACGCAGACGCAATGGACAACTATCCCTCGGCATCTGTGCTGCCGAGAGAGCAGAGCGACAATGCCGCCGCAGAACAGCTTTCGGAGATCCTGCCAGTTATCATTGAGCAGAACGGTTACAAAAAGACATATTCGGCCAAGTGGTGGTATAAGCTCAAGCAGGGAACATCCTGCGAGGGCGTATTCTGGAATCCGCAGAAGTACAACGGCTTGGGCGATATCGAGATCAAGAAAATTGACCTGCTGAATCTCTTTTGGGAGCCCGGCATAGAGAACATACAGGACAGCCGGAACATTTTTCATGTGTGCCTGCGCGACAATGATTTGCTCACGCAGGAATATCCGCAGCTGAAAGGCAAGCTCGGCGGCAAGACGATAGAAACAAGCCAGTATATCTATGACGACAACATAGACACATCGGAAAAGAGCGTCGTGGTGGACTGGTACTATAAGAGACTGGTTGGCAGCAGAACTGTGCTGCATTATTGTAAATTTTGCAACGGCGAAGTGCTCTTTGCGTCAGAAAACGATCCTCAGTATGCCGAGAGCGGGTTTTATAATCACGGCAAATATCCGTTTGTCTGTGATACGCTCTTCCCGGAGGAAGGCTCGCTTGTGGGCTTTGGCTATTTGGACATTATGAAAGATCCACAGATGCAGATAGACAAATACGATCAGGCTTTTATGCAGTCGGCAATTGCCGCATCGCGCCGCCGCTTTTTTATCAATTCCGCGAGCGGGAAAGTGAACGAAAAAGAATTCCTTGATGTCTCAAGACCGTTTGTGCGCGTGGACGGCAGACTCGGTGAGGACAGCATCAAAGAGATAACTATGACGCCGCTTAATGATATCTATGTTGCGCTGCGCACGAACAAGATAGACGAACTCAAGGAAACGAGCGGAAACCGCGATTTTTCACAGGGCAGCACCACGAGCGGAGTTACCGCCGCTTCGGCGATTGCAGCGCTGCAGGAAGCGGGAAGCAAATTGTCGAGAGACATGATTCAGACCTCATACGACAGCTATGAGGAAGTGCTTTATTTGTGCATTGAGTTGATAAGGCAATTTTACGATGCACCGCGTAGCTTCCGCATAACGGGAAAAAGCGGAGAGCAGGAGTTCGTGAGCTATGACAACCGTGCGATACAGCCCGAGGGCGAGCGTACAGAGTTCGGCATTGACATGAGCGGGCGAATGCCGATTTTCGATATCAAGGTCAGGGCGCAACGAAACAATCCTTTTTCAAGGCTTTCTCACAACGAGTTGGCACTGCAGTTCTATAACAGCGGATTCTTCAATCCGGAAATGACGGATCAGGCGCTCGCCTGCATCGACATGATGGACTTCGAGGGCAAGGACTCCGTCGTGCGGAAAATATCGCAGAACGGTACGCTGTATGAACAGCTCGAGACCATGCAGCAGCAGCTCATGCAGATGGCGCAGATAGTTGACGCACAAAACGGAACAACGATAGGCAGTCAGATGGCGGCATCTTTTTCGGGCGGAGTTCCGGTGGCGAGCGTAGGCTCCGGAGACGGCGAGCTCAAGAGCAACTCGCTTGGCGAGACGCGCGCAGACGAACACGCAACGGCCGAGAATGCGAGAGAAAAAGCGGCTTCGGCTGCGGAACCGAGGTAATGTTATGACAACAATAAAAGTTCGCCGAGCGGGCAGAGAAATGAAAATAAGCATTTCGGGACATTCGGGATATGCGCCGAGCGGGCAGGACATAGTCTGTGCCGGCATTTCGACACTCGGCCAGACCGCCGCAATGATGTATGCAAAAATGGAAGCTGCCGGAGAACTCGAAATATTTACCGCTGAAAAGAGCAACGGAACGCTTCTGCTGGCGATTAAAGCATACAAACATACCAAAGCAAAGGCAAAAGGAATTTATAATTTTTTCTGCACGGGCGCAAAGCTTATCGCAGACAACTATCCGAAAAATGTAATTGTTACAGTCGAAGGCGGGGAGAAAATCGAAAATTAAACCGCTATAATATAATCACAAAGACACTTCGGAAAGACGATGGAGGTTAATTTTTATGTTCACAGACACAACAAAGGCTTTTTCGCTCACGCTGTTCGGCGAGGGCGGAGGAGACGGAGCGGGCGTATCGGCGGCAACGGCCGCCACGGCTTCCGACGCCGGGGAGCAGACACGGGCGATTGAAACGCAGGACGCCGCTGCACAGCCGGAAAGCGAGATCAATGTTACGGCATCGACGGTCGAAAATCAGGACGCGGAGTTTGAAAAGCTGATAAAAGGCGATTACAAGGACGCGTTCAGCCGCCGAGTACAGAACATTATCAACGGCAGATTCAAGGAAACGCGCACGCTTCAGGAGCAGCTGCAGAAGAGTACGCCGGTCTTTGAGATTCTCGCGCAGAAGTACGGGATAAAAGCGGACGACATTGACGGCATAGTCAGAGCTTTGGAAAATGATGATGAATCATACAGAGAAGAGGCTATGGAAAAGGGCATAACGGTCGAACAGCTCAAGGAGATGAAGAAGCTCGAACGCGAGGTTCTTCAGCTCAGACGGAACGAATCTCGTCGCGACGAGCAGGACAGAATCAACCGGGACATTACCAACTGGAAGAACCAAGCGGAAAGTCTCAAGGAAATCTATCCGAATTTCAATCTCGACACGGAGATAGAAGATCCTCAGTTCTTCAGCCTGCTCAGAAATAATGTCGACGTCAGAACGGCTTATGAAGTTATCCACCGAGATGAGATACTCGGGGGCGCGATGCAGTACGCGGCGCAGACTGCGGCCAAGAGAGTTGCCGATTCTGTTGCGGCGAACAGCAAACGTCCGGTTGAAAATGGGGTAACTTCACAAGGTGCAGTTAATTCCCAGACGGATGTAAACAAACTGACAAAGGCTCAGCGCGAAGAAATCGAACGCAGAGTGTTAAGGGGAGAAAGAATTACTTTCTGATCTCCTTGCACTAAGAAAAGGAGATAAAGAAAATGAACAATTATGTCATATTCGACCTGCAGCTTTTTGCTACGGTCGTAAACGCAACTACTTCGGCGGCAAGCGGCAACAATCTGTCCGCCGAGATGAAAACTTACTATGAGAAGAGGCTGCTTGACAACGCAGAGCCTAAGCTCGTACACAACCAGTTCGGAGACAAGTATCCCATTCCCAAGGGCTCCGGCAAGACTATCGAAATGCGTAAGTATTCGCCGCTTGCAAAAGCAACCACGGCACTGACGGAAGGCGTCACGCCCGATGGACAGGCGCTTAATGTGAGCACAATCACCGCTACTGTCAAGCAGTACGGCGGCTGGATTCAGCTTTCGGACATGCTCGATCTGACGGCTATCGACAACAATGTTCTGCAGGCAACGAAGCTTCTCGGCTCGCAGGCAGGACGCACTCTCGATACCGTCATAAGAGAAGAGCTTGCCGGCGGCACAAGCGTTATTTACGCGCCCAAGGTTGCAAGCGGCGCAGAAACAGCAGTAACGAGCAGAGCGGGACTCGACGCGACGGCAAAGATCAATGTTGACCTCATATTCCGTGCGGCGGCTCAGCTGGAGAGCATGAATGCAGACCCGATCGGGGATTCGTTCGTGGGTATTATCCATCCGTATGCAGCATATGACCTTATGCGCTGCGAGGAGTGGATTGACGTACATAAGTACGCTAAGCCCGACGATATCTACAACGGGGAAATCGGCAAGATCGGCAATGTCAGGTTCGTCAAGTCCACGGAGGCAAAGATATGGACCGGCACCGGCTGCCCGTCCGGTCTGGCGGTTTTCGCTACGATTATACTCGGCGCTCACGCTTACGGTCTGACGGAGATCGAGGGCGGCGGTCTGCAGCATATCGTCAAGCAGCTCGGCTATGGCGACGATCCGCTCAATCAGCGTTCGTCCTGCGGCTGGAAAGCGACCGAGGCCGCAAAGCGCCTGGTTGATGAGTACATGGTGCGTATCGAGTCCTGCTCCGCGTATTCGGCCACTGCGAAAGCTAACTGATAAAAGCTCAGAGGGCATTTTGCTCTCTGAGCCCGAAAGGAGATATTTATGGCAAGAACAAAAACTGCAACACCCGAGGAGAACGCAATCCTCGAAGAGACGGCTGCACCCGAGGAGAACGCAACCCCCGAAGAGACCACAACCACCGAAGAGGCTGCTGCGCCCGAGGAGCAGAAAGAACCCACGGAAAAAATCTTTCTCTTTAAGGACGACGGTGCATACAAAGATGATCTGTTTGTTTCGGTCAACGGCAGGAATTTTCAGATCCAGCGTGGCGTAGAAGTCGAAGTGCCCGCCTGCGTCGCAGAGGTTATACGCAATTCCGACAGACAGAAGCAGCTGGCGGAGCAGCGCCTTGAGAAGCTGGTAGAGCAGTATATCAAAGAGAGATAAGGACACACCGGGAGGGCGCATTTTGCGCCCTCTTTTACTTTCAGGAGGTTTATATGAAAATATGCGAAGCAATAAGACAGACCGATGAGCTAAAGCCCAATCAGTATTCGGACGAGCAGAAAATAAGATGGCTTGCCGAGCTCGACGGGAAGATAGTAAAAGAACTGATAGACGCGAAAAGCGGGGAGAAATCAACGGCGTTTGAGGGCTATAATGAAGACACAGACACGAATACAGAACTGCTTGTGCCGGAGCCTTACAGCAACCTATATGTTCTTTGGCTTATGTCAAAAATTGACTTCTTCAACGCCGAATACGACCGATACAACAATTCGGCAATGGCTTTCAACGAGGCATACGAGGGCTACTGGGGATATTACAGCAGAACGCACGCGGCTCCGGCGGGCGGAATATTTGCGAGGTGAACCGATGAGACTGCCGATTCTTAACACGGTCAGCAAAAACAGGGAAATGATGAGCGCATTCGGAGGATATCATCATGACCTTGTTATAAGTGACAATGAATTTTATGACGAAGAGAATCTTTCGTCGGACAGCTATCCTGCGTTGACCCCGAGGGGACAGCGAAAAAAGATACGCGATTTTACGCGCCTTGACGGATTTTGCGTGAACAACGGCTTGTGCTGGGTAGATAACGGCAAGGTGTTCTATAACGGCGATCAGGTCAGCGGTGATGTTGAGAAAAGCCGCAAGCAAATGCTGAGCATGGGCGCATATGTCCTTATCTGGCCGGATAAAAAGTATATAAACACCGAGAAAGTGAGCGAGGGCGTAGGCAGCCTTGAAAAAACCTTCACGACAACCGCAGCGGTGTCATTTGCGCTGACGCGAGTTACCGGAGAGGATTATAATCCGACGGTTTCGGCTACAGCGCCGGAAGAGCCGGCAAACGGCGACAGCTGGCTCGATACCTCATCAAAGCCGCATACTCTCAAGATATATGCCGCAGCAACAAAGATGTGGAATGCGGTGGCGACGACATTCGTCAAAATCTCTTCGGCCGGAATAGGCGAAGGATTCTCGGAATATGACGGAGTGACTATAAGCGGCTGCAAGGACGAACAGTTCAACACAAACATGATACTCTATGCGGTCAGCAAGGATTACATAGTCGTGACCGGCTTCATAGATGAAGTATCGAGTCAGCAGGAAGCGGTGACGGTAAAAAGAACCGTGCCGGATATGGACTTCGTGACCGAAAGCGAAAACCGCATCTGGGGATGTTCTTCCGACAAGCACGAGATATATTGCTGCAAGATAGGCGATCCGTTCAACTGGAATTGTTTTCTCGGGTTGGCGAGCGACAGTTACGCCGTGACGGTCGGAACGCACGGTAAGTTTACGGGCGCGTTTACAATGCGTGGATATATCCTGTTTTTTAAGGAAGACTGTGTTCATAAAGTCTACGGCTCGAAGCCCTCAAATTTTCAGGTTACGAACGAGTCTATAAGAGGCGTCCAGAACGGCAGCGAACGGAGCCTTGCTCTATGTAACGAGACGCTATACTACAAGAGCCGAAACGGCATATGCGCCTATGACGGCGGAACTCCGGTCAATATTTCGGAGTCCTTCGGCGCGAATGCATACAGAAACGCTGTAGCGGGAGCAATCGACAACAAATATTATGTGTCAATGTCGGACGAAAACGGCAAATACAGCCTGTTCACATACGATGAGCGCACAAAAATATGGCATAAAGAGAGCGGGCTGAAAATCGATGCTTTCGCGCCGCTGGACGGGGAATTGTATTTCACGGTTGGAAACAGCCTGTGGACGATGCACGGCACGACGCGATACAGCGTAACAGATCAGACGTATGATGAAAAGCCGGTTGAATGGATGGCCGAAAGCGGACCTATTGGAGTGACAAGCCCCGATAATAAATATATTTCAAAACTGCAGTTTCGCCTGAGCGTCGAACGCGGGGCGCAGTTCCGGGTGCAGATCCAGTATGACTCTATGGGCGATTACGAGGAAGTGCTGTACATCGATGCTGTAAACAATCGCACAATCACTATTCCGATTATAGTCAGACGTTGCGATCACATGAGAATCCGAATGCGGGGCAAGGGCAAGTTTATTTTGTACAGCATTGCAAAGGTAACTGAACAGGGGAGTGAAATCTAATGCCGACTCTAAACCTGAATCTGCCTGCCAATCTCGGCTCAGACCGAAAAACACAGAGCTATCTTTACCAGCTCAACGAACAGCTGCGGTATATACTCAACAATCTTGACGGAGACAATTTTTCGCCGGTTTATCTGAAAACGGTGGAGCAGACGCGGTCAATGGCGGAGCTGGCGAGCAACGCCGTTAAGCAATTAGAAGCGGGCAGAAAGATTGATTATAACGAGCTCAACGATAAAATCATAGCGCAGGCGGAAGAGATAAATCAGACATTTCACACCGAGATAGAGCAGAACAACGACAAAATAATGACGACAGTGCGCGAGGAACTGAGTGCGAAGGCATCTATTGCCGAGCTCAATGCCACGCTCGAATCCTATGTGACACAGACTTCAAGGGAAATTCAGCTGAATTTCGACCAGAATTATCTCTATACAACAGAGGTTGACGGCAGACTCGAAGAGTTTCAGGAGCTAATAAGAACATATTTCCGCTTCACGGCGGAGGGAATGGAGCTCGGCAAGGCGGACAGTCCGTTCAAATCTATGCTGACAAATGAAAAATTAAGATTCACACAGAACGGCACGGAGATAGCCTATATCTCCAACCGTTGCCTTTTTGTTACGGATGTCGAAGTTCTTAACCGACTGAGGATAGGCAACTGGGAGTTCACGCCCAGGAGTAATGGCAATCTTAGCTTTATATGGAGGGAATAAACAATGGCAATAACAACAATCAAAACATATCCGAAGAATATCACCGTAGGTGTCAGCAAAATAAATGGTCTTGGTAATATTCTGATTGAAATCGAGGATGCGAATGACGGGAAGTCATACACCCATAAGATGTATTTCACCTGCGGTAATTACAGCTACGAGAGCGGGTATTTTTCAACAAACAATGCAGTTATGACGGCATATGAGTTCCCACTCGAATGGGCTAATGCCATTACGAGCGGAAACAGCAGAACCGGCACGCTGAAGATTGAAACATACAAGAAGTTAGGACTGATCCCGACGACGCTCGTTGAGACGAACACGAAGACTGTTACTTTTTCGGTTCCGGACAATGTGAAACCCACAATGCCAGAACTGACAATAGAACGCATAGACGGCAGCGTTCCGACCGAATGGGGAATATATGTGCAGGACTATTCAAAATGCAGGATTACTGCCGCTGCGCAGGGGGCATACAGCTCAACGATAAAGAACTATCGGTTTGCCGTGAACGGTGCAGTTCTGTCAAATCAGACCGGCGGGGTTTATACCTACACTTGCTATCTGTCGGGTGAGCTGAACTTTACGGTCACGGCGACAGACAGCAGAGGCAGAACGGTCAGCCAGACGGCGAGCATATCGGTTGAAAAGTATGACAGTCCGATGATAAATGAGGTAACATGCTTCAGATGCACGCAGGACGGCACAGAAAACGACAAGGGCACATATGCGGCGGGAAAGGTGAACTATAGCTTTTCGGCGTTGTCAGGCAAGAATACAGCGGTTTGCAAAGCAAGCTACAAGACAGATACGATGGATGCCTGGTCTGATGAGACGGCGATGAGCAATAATGTGCAGGCGATCCTCTTTGACGGTCTCAGTGAGAATGTCTCGTATAAGATAAAATTCAAAGTTACCGATAGCCTTGCTTCCGCGGAATATATTTACGAGCTTTCGACGAGCTTCGTGCTGATGGACTTCCTGTGCGGCGGCAAAGGAATAGCTTTCGGCAAGGTTGCGGAACTCGCCAACACGATGGACGTCAACATGCTGCTGCTCCTCAGAAAAGGACTGCAGGCAGGAGAACAAACTTTTCCGTTGAAAGACACGGGCTGGCAGGCGTTGGAGCTTACGGACGGAATAACTCCGGGCGCGAATGGGCTGACACCCAAAGGACGCAGACTCGGAAACTCGGTCAATATCGTCGGAGATGTGCAGGGGATAACGGCGGGCGGAAAAACCATATGCACGTTGCCTGAGGATATGCACCCGCAGTGCAGGATATTTATAATCTGTGCGGCGAACGATACCAACCTTGTTCGGTGGTCGGTATTTCCGGATGGAAGAGTGGTGCTTGATTGGTGTTTCAATCTTGAGACAAAAGCTTATAAATACAATCTGACTTCATATACGCTGAACATAAACTATCTGATCTGAGGAGGCAAAAGCAAATGGCATACACGACAAAAGACCTTGAAAAGCAAAAAAAGCAGCAGGGCATATCAAAAGACAAACTGTCATACGCCGTGGCGCAGGGCGGAAATGCGGCGGCGCTCGCCGGTGGAATGGCAAAGCAGGGAATAAACGCCGCAAAGCAGGTCGGATACGGTATAGGCACGATAAAAACGCTGCTCAACAAGCCGAAGGACTATGAGGAATCCGACGAAGTTAAGCAGGCGCAGGAGGATCTGAAGAACCATTACAACTCAAAGCCCGGGGACTATCAGAGCAACTATGCAGACCAGATGCAGGGGCTTTTGAAAGACTATGAAAACACCAAGGATTTTCAGTATGATTTCAATGCCGATCCGCTCTATCAGCAGTATAAGGATCAGTATATTCAGCAGGGCAAGATGGCGATGCAGGACACTATGGGGAATGCCGCGGCGCTCACCGGCGGTTACGGCAGTTCTTATGCTTCGACTGCCGGAAACCAGGCATACCAGTCAAGCCTCAACGATTTGAACAATGTCATTCCGTCACTGTATGACCGGGCATATAGCAAATATCGTGACGACAAGAGCGATAAATTGCAGCATATGCAGGTCCTGCAGAACCTCGACGATTCAGACTATAAAAAATATCAGGACACGCTGAGCGACTACTATAACACACTCAATTATCTACAGAGCCAGTCACAGTATCTCTCGGAAAGTGATTACAACCGTTACCTCAATCAGCTTGCGCAGTGGCAGTATGAGCTTGAATATTATACAGGACGCGCAGACGCCGCACAGCAGCAGTCGAATTGGCAGAGCGAGCAGAACCGCCAGTATATGCAGGACTATGTCAATCAGCGCAACTGGCAGAATCAGTTTGATTATCAGAAGGAGCAGGACGCCCTTGCACAGAATAACTGGCAGCAGCAGTTCGACTACGGAAAGGAGCAGGATGCGCTTGCACAGAACAACTGGCAGAAACAGTTCGATTACGGAAAGGAGCAGGATGCGCTTGCACAGAACAACTGGCAGCAGCAGTTTGATTATGGCAAGCAGCAGGACGCGCTTGCGCAGAGCAACTGGCAGAAACAGTTTGACTACGGCAAGCAGCAGGACTCAAGGGATTATAATCTCAAAAAACAGCAGTTTGAGCATGACAAATATATGGACTCTCTCAAGGCTCAGAGCTATTCAACCTCTTCGTCGTCTTCGTCAGGCAGGAGCGGGTCAAGCGGTTCTTCGACCGGGAGCAGCGGAAAACAGACTGCTACAAAATCAAAGGCAGCCAGTGAGTTTATAGGTGCACAGCCGACTCGGTACGAGTTTGGTGTAAGACCGGCACTGAAAAACCAATACGGAAGCTACGAGAATTATATAAAAACGAAGATGAGCCAGAACAAGAACCTGACCGACGAGGATATTTATATACTCAGTCAGCATTACGGACTTTCATAAGCGGAGGATAAAATGGAAACAATTGACGACAGAATAAAGCGTGTAAATTCGAAATACGAGGCTCCTGAGTCAATAGACGAAAGAATCAAAAGAGCAAATGATAAATATCAGTGGGATTCGAGCGACAAGGAAATGCATGACTGGTTTGAATCAACCGGTCGTACCACCAGAAGCGCAAACAGCAGGCTGCAAAACAGTTCATATGCGAATTGGAAACGCGACAGCGAAAATACAAAGAGCGCGGTAAACAATGATCTTGAAAAGGCGGACAGAATCAAATCCTATCTCGACTCGCAGCGTGAGCAGCTGGGGGAAGAACGCTACAACACATTCATGGCACGGTACGAGGAATACAAGAATGCTCTGCAGCAGACTTCGCAGAATCTGCAGAAGGAGTCCGACTATTACTCCGATACGCGTAATTCTGGCGTTATGGACACCATGACCGAGGATGATATGAAAGGACGTCTTGACGATATCAAGAACGAGAAAAAGAAGAACCGCAGTGAATCATTCAAAAATCGGGTTTGGGCGTTCCTTAGCACGATGCAAGGAAATACAGCGGATTATGAAAAGTACACTGAAGAAGCCAAGGCGGCAAAAAACAAGCTCAATAATCTGAAGAGTGAGTCCGCTGCATTGGAGTCGGAGATATACAACAGGGATATATCCGAAAAACTCAGCCAGTTTGACGAGGCAACGCTCAAGGAAATACAGTCTATCCCCGAGCTCAAGGACAGAATAAAGCTCGAAGAGTCAGTCGGCACGAGCGGAAACAACAAAAATGTCTATGAATATAATCAGAGACTCAAGGAAATAGAGGATAAGGTTCGTGCAAAGGGAATGAATCCCGATGAGCTTGAGAATTATTTTGCGTATGAGTATAACCGCCGCAAGAATGAGCAGATACAAGATGCGGTTCGTGACTTCAGTGCAGACCATCAGGTGATTGCCAGCGCACTGAGTGTGCCGGTGAATTTAACAAGCAGTGGAGCGGGATATCTTGACGCTGCCGCTCAGCAGGTCGGAAGAAAGCTTACCGGCAGTTATGCGCCTGTAGACTATAACAGAGACGCCGGAATAGCAAGTCAGTTAAGCGATACGGCACGCGGAGCGGTTATGGATGAGCATGACTGGAAGCTTGGCGACTGGGATGCCTTTGACTTCTTATACGGAACAGGAATGTCAGCGCTCGATTCAGCTGCATCTGCAGCCGCGGGCAATCTTGTCGGCGGAGCACTTGCGAATACCGGAGCGGGAATAAAAGCAGCGGGGAAAGTTGCCGAAGCTGTCGGCGGCGGAATACTCGGTCTTTCTGCTGCGAACTCAACAATGCGTGATATAAAAGCTCGCGGCGGCAACGACGACCAAGCGGTTATCGGCGGAGCTGTTTCCGGCATATTTGAAGGTCTCTTCGAAAAAGTTTCGATAGGTAATTTCAACAAGCTCAAAGAGGTTGACCCGAGAAGTATGCGCGATGTCGCGATGAACATACTCAAATCAACCGGAGTGAACTTTTCGGAAGAAGCCGCGACGGAAATAGCAAACATAGCCTATGATACCATAGCAAACGGCGATATTTCCAATTATAAGCTCATGATAGCTGCATATGAGAAACAGGGATTAAGCGAGGCGGAAGCAAAGAAAAAGGTTGCCGGAGATCTCGCACTGCAAGTTGTTGAAGCGGGAGCGGGCGGAGCGCTTATGGGCGCCGGCTTTGGTGTAGTGGGTTCCGGGCTCGGATACCTCAACCACAGAAAACAGGGTACGAACATCACGGGAAAGACAGTTGCAGGTTTTGCAGGCGGAGAGCAGACGCAGATTGCGCAGCGGCTTGAAAGCCTCGGCGAGAACACGCAGGACGCTGTCAGATTGTCCGCTGTGGTGCAGAAACAGGCTGAGGGTGATAAACTTACCCACGCAGAAAAACGGCTTTTCCGTGGCTCTGAGAACGCTCAGAACGTGGCTGCTGAGATAAAAAACAGCACATCAGATGCCGTGGAAGACTCTCAGATGTCGTTAAAGAAGGACATAGAGACAATAAGGCAGGAATATAAAAAGGCGGTAAATCCGAAGATCGTTGACTTTGTAAATAAAGTCAGAAACTTTAAAAATAAGGAAGCCGCCAATAAGGTGCATATAGATCTTACAGGTGTTACGGAGCGCGAAGTCCATGACATAAAAAAACTCACCGGTATAGATACCAGTGAGTATAAACGCAGTATGGACGGAAACGCTGTAGAACATATTGAAAAAGATCATGGGGAGAACGGAGTCTCGGATCATTCAATGTCTGATGTCGAAGATCTTGCGCGAATAGAGTATGTTCTCGACAACTATGATGATATCGAAAAGGGAACCGCAGACAAAGTATATACCAAATATATGAATTCTGATAACACGCCTGCCGCAAAGGTTATATATTCGAAGCGTGTTAACGGCAACTATTATGTGGTTGAAGCGGTGCCGGACTCAAAAGCAAAGACACTCCGCGTTATCAGTGCTTATAAAGAAAAAGCAGAAGGGGTCTCGCAAGTGCTGAACATGTCCGAAGACCCGCAGCTTACGTCCCAGACGCCCCATGCGTTCGCCCCTTCCGATAACAATATATCACAAAAGAAAAGTTATGTCAACGCTGTCCCAGCAACGATTGACGGACAGAACGTAACAATCAACGGCATAGACCGCATTGAAAACGACGGAAACCGGGCGCAGATGTATGTCAGAACGCAGGACGGGGACAGCGTTGCGCTGAGCGATGTGCGGTTTGACAGCCGCGAGACCGAAGCTCTTTACAATGTCGCCCAGGGGTTTGACAGCACCGACACGGCACGGGCCTTTATTTCAGGATATAAGCAGGGCGATTCGGCAAGCGAATATATGAATGCGTTTCTTGACTTCCGCCGCGCCGGTCAGCTCGGGCAGGACTTTGACAGCGTTTTGCAGTCGAATGCAAACAAATACGCAGGACTTGAGGAAAGTCAGCTCAGACAGGCGTATTATGCCGGAGTTAATGAAAAAAATAATGCGCCGAAGCATTACAGCGCGAAAGAGGAAAAGAGGGCAGAAAAGAACGGCGGTCTGCTGAGAAACTATACAAAAAAGCTCAACTCGGAGCAGGCGGGTTCGGTATATGTCCTTGAGGCTCTTGCGAAAAAATACGGCTTTGTCGTTGAAGTGTGCGATACGCTTGCAGACGGAATGGCGAACGGCGAGTACGATCCCAAGACCGGCAGAATAAAAATCGCGCTCGACGCGGAGGAAAACGCTTATCTCAGAACCGCCGGACATGAACTGTATCATTATATCGAGGACTGGAACTCAACGGCCGCAGGCGAGCTGCGCGAATATGTCATAGGCAAGCTCAAAGAAAGCGAAAACTATGACTATGAGGGCAGAGTGAAAGAACTGCAGAAGCTTTACGAAGGTTTCGGAAAAGCGGACATAGAGGCGGAAATCGTTGCCGAGAGCATGTTCGATGTGTTCGACGAGAAAACTATCAGAGAGCTTGTTAATGAGAACAGACCTCTTGCCGTGAAAATCCAGAGCTGGATAAGGGGCTTCCTTGAAAGCATAGAAAAAACCCTGACTGCTCTCGGACTGAAAAGCCCGGAGGTCAGAGCGCTTGAAGGGGATACGGAGGCGCTAGAAAAAATCAGCGGTATGTTCAAATCAGCTCTTGAGGGCGCAAAGGAAAATAAGAGCGAAAGGAGTGAAAAAAGCTATTCTCTTAAAAATGAGACGGAAGAAAAAACATGGTATGACTATTCCGTATCTTTTGAGCAGCAGATAGAAGACTTTGAAAAAGGAAAACTGCCTAAGCGCGATACCTTGATAGTATGCCCCACTCCCGAAAAAATGCAAAATGTCGGCTTTAATCCGTTGCCGATGACCTACGCCACAGGACACCTGAAAACAGTATTGCAGGGAGGCAAGGCGGATCATGATTTCGGAAAGGCGGTGCTCAAGCAAATGCCGGAAGCAATCAAAAATCCCGTTGCGGTTATTGCCTCAAAAAGTCACAGTGACACAAGTACGGTCGCGATACTTGATATGCAATACGATGGAAAATCGATTGTATGTGCGGTTGTTATCGACGGTTACGGACAGCAAAACAAGGAGAGAATAGACAGTAACGCCATAACGAGCATACACACACGACAGAATGCAGTGACGGGTCTTTTGAATGACGCCATCGAAAACGAGAGTGCCGGAAATGTCGCAGTGTACTACATAGACGCAAAAAAAGCCACCGGCTTACTCCAGCGGGTTGGGCTACAATTGCCCAAGCGGCTGTTTCGCACCGATGGCTACATACATAGTATACGCGATTCCGATTCAAGTGTCAAGCCAAAATTTGAAAATGTAACAAAAAGCCAGCAGTTCAAGCGTTGGTTCGGTGACTGGGAGAAGAAGCCGAATACTGCGAGCAAGATTGTCAACGAGGACGGAACACCGAGGATAATTTATCATCAAACTGCGGCTGAGTTCAATGTGTTCAGCAATGCAAATCCGCTTGCCGGACGCAATGACAGTGAAACGCCGAACGGATTTTTTGCAAAGGACAATGATGCGGATATCGGGGTTGGCGGAAACAAACAGATGGCATTGTACGGTGACATGAAAAAGCCACTCCACTTCAAGGATCGTGCAGAAGCGAAAGCGTGGTACTCAGAGCACATAGACGGGTATAAGGGACTCACAGAAAAGCTTAACAAACTCGACGAAGAATACCAGTCGAAATACGATGCTCAAGAAACGGCCAACGACGAATACTATGAGCAGAACTATGAAGCTTATGTTGCCGATGATGCGGAAGTCACTAAAAAAATCCTTGAAAATGAGGATAAGCTCGACGATATTCTTGAACAATGGAAAGAGACTACCGACACTATACGAGGAGAGCTTCGGGAGCTACTGGACAGTTATTTTATAGAAAATGACAGCGGCTACGACGGAATAATTCTCGATTTTGACGGCAGACGAAAAGGTGAAAATGCCAAGAGCTATATCTTCTTCAAAAATACTCAGCTTAAATCTGCAACAGACAATGTCGGTCTTTTTGACAAGAAGAATCCTGATATTCGTTATTCTCTCAAAAGCACTTCTGCAATAGAGGAGCAGAACAAGAAGCTCATACAGGAGAACAAAGCTCTGCGCGAATACAAGCGAGAGTTCGAGTGGCGCCTCGGAATAAACAAAAAAGAGCTTGATGAGCGGGCAATACGCAGGCTTTCGAAAAAAGTGCTCAAGGAATACAGCAGCAAGTATAATGCCGGAACGCTGACGCAAAACCTCAAAAATATCTTTGAAGCACTTGCAAATATGGACGACGGCATAACTTATGATGAAGTTATTGCGAGGACTGCGGAGGTTGCCAAGGCGGTGCTCGAAGAGAGCACAGTGCTGAACACCGATATGTCCGAACAGTACAATGCGCTGCGTGAATATGCGAAGGGCACGAAAATAAAACTCAGCGAACAGCAGAAAAAAGAGATTGCCTATTACTACGGAAGCTATGAGAATTTCAGAAGAAAGAACTTCGGAAAGATAAGGCTTTCCGAGGAAGGCAGTACGCTTGATTCTCTTTGGGGCGAGATGTCCGAACTTTGGCCGGAGTTCTTTGAACCGGATACGCACGAGCTTGAGCAGGTGCAGACGCTCGTAAATGCACTCGAAACCATAAAACCGTTCTATGAAAATCCGTTCTACGACGGTTCTTTCGACATGGATATAGACACGGCGAGCTATGACCTTGCAATGCGCCTGTATGAAGAGTATTACGACATTCCGGAGCTCAAGACGCTGCGGCAGAAGATCGAGAAAGAATACCGCGACAGATACGACAAGCGCGTTGAAAAAATCAAGGAACAGGAAGCTGCTAAGCGACATAAGCTTTCTGAGGAACTCATAAAGCAAAAGGCGCTCTATGAACAACGCACATTCGAGGATCGCCGCGAATGGCTGCGTAAAGATGCTATGGCAAAGAGCAAACGGAGCATTGAGAGAACTGCGAAGACTCTTAACAGGTTCCTGCAGAATCCGAACAAGACTCAGCATGTGCCGGAAGCTCTGCGTTCGGCTCTCGGAGAGTTCCTGGTATCTCTTGATGTCTACGGGAACAGTCAGTCAAAAGATGCGTTTGAGTGGCGCAAATCAATGTCGGAGCTGCAGGGAGAATTGCGCAAAATGCAGCAGGGAAATGACCCTCAGTATCAGCAGTTCCTGGCAGACCTCGACCCGGATCTTATGCCGATGATGACAACGCTGCTTGAAGTGTATAAGGGCAGTTCCATAAAGGATATGGATGCGCAGGGGCTTGCCGAGCTTGAAACTGTTATGCAGCAGATAAAGGGCGGAATAACGAGAGCCAACGAATTGCTTGCAAACAGCCGATATGGAACGGTTCAGGCAATTGCCGACGCGAGCGTGCATGAGATGGACAGCCGCAAGAGCTTCAAGGACAAGGTAAAGGTTGGGTATAAGCAGCTGAATGTAAATATGCTTGACTCGTTCAGCTTTTTCCATCAGCTCGGACCGGCAGCAGAGACTGTTTTCAAATCCATTCGTTCCGGCTTCGATGAGCGGGTGGAAATGATAGACAATGCGAATGAGTTCATGCGGTCGATTGTCAGCCAGAAGGAAATACAGGACTGGGAGCACTCGAAGCAGACCTTTAAGGTCGAAGGCGGAGAACTGACATTGACGGTCTCGCAGATGATGGAACTGTATAACCTCTCCAAACGAGAGCAGGCGCGGGATCATCTTCTTCTCGGCGGAATCCGTCCTCTGGACACTTCAAGGCAAGAGGCGAAAATGCGAATCAAGGAGCAGTTCGGTAAGGGCGAAGAAACATACGCTAAGGCTGTGCAGGTGACAGTGGAAGACCTTGGAAAGATAATCGACTCTCTGACTCCGAAGCAGAAGCAGGTTGCAGAGAAAATGCAGGGCTTTTTGAGCGGAAATGTTGCTGATTGGGGCAACAAAGCGTCAATGACACTGTACGGCTACAGAAAGTTTACCGAAGAGCATTACTGGCCGATACAGGTCAACAAAAACTCCGTGCGGACGATGAACGCGGAGGACGGGGCGGTTCAGACTCAGAGCAATTTCTATAAGCTTGTCAACATCGGCGCGACAAAGAGCGTCCAGCGAAATGCAAGTAACGGACTGTTTATTAAGGGTGCTTTCGATACCTTTACAAAGCACATCACCGAAATGAGCTCATATTCGGCATATGCGGTGCCGGTAACCGACGCGATGAAATGGTATAATGCCCTGAGCTTCGAGGAAAAGGACGACGGATATATAGCCATATCCGGCACAAAACAGTCTATTGAACGAGCTTTCGGCAATGACGGAAAGGCATATTTTGAAAAGTTTATACTGGATCTTAACGGCAGCTCGGACAGCAAAAATGCAGGTGGAGCGGGTGAGGAAGCACTGATACGCAACTTTAAGGTCGCCGCCGTCGGAGCAAACATCAGGGTCGCCATTCAGCAGCCTACGGCATATCTCAGAGCAGCGGCAGTAATGAACCCGAAATATTTGCTCAAAGGGCTTTCGTCAAAGCCGGCAAGTAAAGAAGCAATAGACAATTGCCCGATTGCAAAATGGAAAAGCTGGGGATTCTATGAGACGAGCATGGGCATAACGATGAAGCAGCTTATTACAGGACAGCAGACGGTCGTCGATAAGATCCGCGAAAAGTCTATGTGGTTGGCCGGAGTCGGCGATGAACTGACATGGGGAACGCTGTGGAATGCGTGCAAGGCGGAAGTCAAGGATAAAACCGACCTTAAAGAGGGAACTGCAGAGTTCACGCAGGCAGTCTCAGACAGGCTCAGCGAGGTGGTTGATAAAACCCAGGTCGTTGATTCGCTTCTGCATCGAAGCCAGTTTATGCGCAGTACGAGCTCTTTCTCAAAAATACTCAGTGCCTTTAAGGCCGAGCCGACGAAGTCGTACAACATGCTCCGCAATGCATTGGTTGATTATAACAATGCTGATCCCGGCAGTAAAAAGGCAAAGGCGAAGAATATAGCGCGTATTGCCGCGGTACATATCGCGACAAGCATCTTGACTGCCGGAATAGCGTCGATAGCAGATGCGTTCCGCAACGATGATGATGAGAAGAAATGGCTTGAGCTTTATCTTGAAGCATTCGGAGGCAACACGCTTGACGGAATCAATCCGTTTTCAGCCGTGCCGTATGTCGGAGATATTCTCTCAATCTTGTCCGGATATTCTGTGAGCCGCATGGATATCGAGGGTATTGAAGAACTAATTCAGTCCTGCGAATCGTGGCAGAAAGTATTCAGCGGCGAGAAGAAAAATCCGGATATCTGGAAGCTGATGATGAGCAGTGCAAAGGGAATTTCAAAGGTCAGCGGTCTGCCGATAGCGAACACGATGCGCACTTTTGAAAGTTTGTATAATTTCTTCTCTCCTGACAACCTCGGCAGGGAAGCAAGCTCCACGGAATACAGAAAGCTATACAATTCGATTGCCGAGGGAAAATATCAGAAGCAGTACGATAAGCTTATCAAAAAGGGTTATACCGCGCAGCAGCTCGAAAACGGTGTTAAGAATAATCTGGTGAAGTCCGAACCTCGAATCGCGCAGGCTGCACAGGCGCGCGAAAGAGGAAACATCTCAGAATATAAAAAAATATATGAAGAGCTGGTTTCTGAAGGATATCCGTCAAACGCGGTCATAAAAGCAATCAATAACTATATGACAATGCAGACGGCTGCGGCGCAGGCAAAAAGTAACGGAGACGACAGTGCACTCAGCGACAAGCTCGAAGCTTTGCTCGAGAGCGGGTATGATGAAGATGAAGTGGACAGGATGATAGATGAGATTGCCGCAGAGCTTGATCCCGAAGCAGAACAGGATAAAGCGGTCGAAGAGAAAAAACTTTATGAGTATAAAGACCTCCAAAAGGCACTTGAAAACTCTGATGTTTCGTCCGCAAAAGAGATAGTCGAATATCTGCGAGCAAACGGCAAAGAGGATAAGACAATCCGCCAGGCATTGACAAAAGACCTCAAATCTGAGTATCAGGAAATGTACAAAAGCAATGATACGGAGGGCATGCGCCGGACGCGCCAAATGCTCTATGAGTTGAACATAGGGTATAATGATAAGACATTTCAGCGTTGGATTAAAGACATGACAAAGTGACAGAGAGGCGGGGAGAAATACTTCCCGCCTTTTGCTATACTTAAATCAGAGGTGAACCGAATGGAACGTGTAGAGCACAGAATAAAGCTAAATCTTATGAAAGCCGGCTTGCAGGGTCAGGTAATCGTGAAAAAGGCTGACTCTGACAGTCAAAAAATAAATATATACCTATCGTCGGCCGCAGGTCCATTCAACGTGAGCGATATCGCATCGGCAATTCTGCGAGCGGAAAAGCCGGACGGTAAGGTAATGTTCAACAGCTGTACTGTGTGCGAGGATAGGCTGGAATATATTATCACAACTCAGACGATAGCTGCGACTGGGACTGTGACATGTGAAATTACCTTAACGAGCAATTCGGGTCAGATTCTCGTAACACCGCGCTTTGAGATTATAGTTGCAGATGTCATCTATTCTGACTCTGAGATTGAATCAACAAATGAATACACAGCGCTGGAAGAAGCTATAAAAAAGGCATCCGCGCTGAAAGACGGAACGACATTTACGCCCAGCGTCAGTAACGAAGGGGTCCTTTCATGGTCGAACTCGGACGGCAAGGACAATCCCGCGGCGGTTAATATAAAGGGATCGAAGGGCGACAAAGGCGATCCCGGTAAGGATGGGGTAGACGGAAGTCCAGGTGCGGCGGGTGCTGATGGTGTTACACCACATATTGGTGATAACGGTAACTGGTTCATTGGCAGCACAGATACCGGAAAGCCGTCTCGTGGTGAAAAAGGAGATCCTGGTAAGGATGGAGCGGACGGAGGCTCTGGTACGCCGGGCGTTGGTGATGTGATTCCGATTATAGGAGAAAATGGTAACTGGTTTGTTGGAAACACAGATACCGGAAGGCCGTCTCGTGGTGAAAAGGGAGATCCAGGTAAGGACGGCGTTGACGGAAGTCCTGGTGCTGCAGGTGCTGATGGTGTGACTCCAACTGTCGGAGATAACGGTAACTGGTTTATTGGGAACACAGATACTGGAAAGCCGTCTCGCGGAGCCGATGGCGCAAAAGGCGTGGATGGTACAGATGGCAAGGATGGCGCGAATGGCAAAGATGGTACAAACGGTATAACGCCTCGCATTGGCACAAACGGCAATTGGTACTTAGGCGATACAGACACCGGCAAGCCGTCACGCGGCGATAAAGGTGATAGAGGTGCGGATGGAAAGGACGGGACTGATGGGAGCCCCGGTGCTGATGGTGTTACACCGGCTATAGGAGAAAATGGTAACTGGTTTGTTGGGAACACAGATACTGGAAAGCCGTCTCGTGGTGAAAAGGGAGATCCAGGTAAGGACGGCGTTGACGGAAGCCCCGGCGCAGCGGGTGCCGATGGTGTTACTCCGCATATTGGTGATAACGGTAACTGGTTTGTTGGAAACACAGATACTGGAAAGCCGTCTCGCGGAGCCACTGGTGCGAAAGGCTCAGATGGTGCAAATGGAAAAAATGGCGCACAGGGTGAAAAGGGTGCTGACGGAAAGACCCCTGTCAGAGGCACGGACTACTGGACGGCAGCTGATAAACAGGAGATTGTCAACAGCGTCATTGCGGCGCTTCCCGACGGTACGGAGGTGAGTTACTGATGTCTAAAAAGCTATATGAGGAATCGTCAATTCGAGA